GTAAAAGATAGAGTATTGACAAAAGGTTCATTTCACTGGAAGAATGGTATTCAAGACTCAGAGGTTATATGGACACCAGACCCTAGGGGTAGATTTTTAGTGTCATGGATTCCTCCACAGCATTTGAGAAATAATGTGTACAATAGGAACGGTAAAAAAACACCAGGGAATGTTGACCTTGGTGCATTTGGTTGTGACTCCTACGATATATCAGGAACAGTTGGTGGCGGTGGTTCAAATGGAGCACTGCACGGACTAACAGCTTTTAATATGCAAGAAGGAGTACCGTCCAATATGTTTTTCTTAGAATATGTTGCTCGTCCACAGACAGCGGAGATATTTTTTGAAGAGGTATTGATGGCGTTAGTTTTTTATGGTATGCCAATATTAGCAGAGAATAATAAACCGAGATTACTTTATCACCTAAAGAACAGAGGATATAGAGGATTCTCAATGAATAGACCTGATAAAGGATTGGCACAACTATCTAAAACAGAGATTGAATTAGGTGGAATACCTAACTCATCTGTTGATGTAATGCAGTCGCACGCATCATGTATTGAGTCTTATATCGAGGAGTATGTTGGGTACGATACTGAGGGCACTTATAGAGACAATGAAGAAATAGGGAATATGTTTTTAACTAAGACGTTAGAAGATTGGGCTAAGTTTGACATTAGAAATAGAACAATGCACGATGCTTCGATTAGTTCAGGATTGGCTATTATGGCTAATAGAAAAAACTTGTTTAGACCTGAAGTTCAAAAACCGAAAATAAGTGTTAAATTTGCAAGATACGATAACTCTGGAACAAACAGTCAAATAATAAAATAATGGATAATAAGCCATCTATAATAATCAACACCAATCCGTTTCCTTCTGATGACATGGAAAAAGCGTCAAAGGATTTTGGATTGTTGACAGGCAAGGCTATTGAGGGGGAATGGTTTAGACGTTCTGGAATCAGTTGTCGATTTTACGATAAATACGGTTACTTCAATAATTTGAGATTATATGCTCGTGGCGAACAGTCTATTGCAAAGTATAAAGCTGCATTAGCTCACGAGGGAGATTTGTCGTATCTTAATATTAATTGGGATAATGTGCCTATTGCTGCAAAATTTGTTGACATTGTTGTTAACGGTATGCAGGATAGAATGTATGAGATTAAGGCTCAAGCACAAGACATAATGTCTGCTGACGATAAGAACTTATTTCAAGAGATGGTCCAAGCGGACATGGTAGCGAAAGATATATTGATGACAACTAAAGATGAGTTGGGTATTGATATGTTTAACGTACAGCCTGATGACTTGCCTGATAATAATGAAGAGTTATCTTTATATATGCAACTTAAATATAAGCCAAGTATAGAGATTGCAGAAGAGATTGCCGTAAATACTATTTTTGAGAATAACGACTATATAAATGTAAAGCGTCAAATTGACTATGACCAAACAGTTTTAGGTCTAGCAGTCGCTAAACATACCTTCTATCCAAACGCAGGATTAAAAATAGAATACGTTGACCCTGCTAACTTTATCTTCAGTTATACAGAGATGCCTGATTTCTCAGATTGCTATTACTTTGGAGAGATAAAGCAAGTTCATTACACGGAGCTTATAAAAATCAAGCCTGATTTAACGGACGAAGAAATTAAACAAATTAAGGATTACGGTACTGCGTGGTATAATTACTACCCAATTACTAGGACATACTACGACAATGCTTTTACCAAAGACGTTGTTACATTGCTTTATTTTAACTATAAGGCAACAAAGAAGTACAAATACAAAAAGAAAAATTTAAACAACGGCGGAGAGAGAATTATCAAAAAAGATGAAACATTCAATGCTGAGCCAAATGAAATGTTTGATGTTCTTGATATGCCTAAGACTGTTTGGTATGAAGGTGTATTGGTAGCTGGAACAAATATTTTATTGAAATGGGAGTTAGCTGAGAATATGGTTCGTCCAAAGTCAGCTTCTCAAGATGCTCACCCAATGTATGTGTGCCATGCGCCAAGAATGTATAATGGTCGTTTTGATTCTATCGTAAAAAGAATGATTCCTTTTGTTGATAATATTCAATTGGTGCATTTGAAATTACAACAGATTCAAGCGAGAGTTGTGCCTGATGGGGTATTTATTGATGCCGATGGTATTAACGAGGTCGACTTAGGTACAGGACAAGCATACAATCCAGAGGACGCATTAAGACTATACTTTCAGACGGGTTCTGTTATTGGTCGTTCTTACACTGGAGATGGCGAGTTTAATAACGCTAGAGTGCCTATTCAGGAGTTAACTAAATCTTCAGGTCAAGATAAAATTAGTTCGTTGATATATTCTTATAATCATTATTTGAATATGATTCGTGATGTGACTGGTCTTAATGAAGCAAGAGACGGTTCAACACCTAGTCCTGACGCATTAGTCGGAGTACAGAAATTAGCCGCACTTAACAGTAATACAGCAACAAGACATATCCTAGATGCTGGTCTATCAATGACTAAGAAATTAGCTGAATGTGTATCTATCAGAATATCAGACATTTTAGAGTTCTCTCCTTATAGAGAACAGTTTGCTATGCAGATTGGTAAATACAACTTAGCTATCCTAGATGATATTAAAGATTTGTACTTGCGTGATTTTGGTATTTTTATTGAGTTGATGCCTGATGAAGAAGAGAAGCAAATGCTTGAAGAGAATATTAAGATTGCTTTACAGACACAACAGATATACTTAGATGATGCGATTGACATTAGAAATGTTAAGAATATCAAGCTAGCGAACGAGCTATTGAAAGTTAAGCGTAAAAAACGTGAAGTATTAATTCAAGAGCAGAAGCAGGCAGATATGCAAATGCAAGGTCAAATAAACCAACAGTCGGCAATGGCGGCATCTCAAGGTAGATTGCAAGAGGCTGAATTAGGTGCTCAATATAAAGCTCAATTAAAAGAGATTGAGACTGCTATGGAGATTAAGAAAATGCAATTTGAAGTCAATGCTAAGAAAGAATTGATGGAGATTGAGTTTAATTACAATATGCAACTTAAAGGAATTGAGGTTGACGGCATGAAGAAAGTAAATGACGAGAAAGAGAAAGCTAAAGATAAACGAGTTGATATTCAAGCATCAAGACAGTCTGAGTTAATCGAGCAACGTCAAAAAGAATTGCCAGCAAAAAGCTTTGAATCGACTAATGATTCGTTAGGAGATTTTGATTTAGAATCGTTTGGACCAAGGTAGAAATTTTAAGTGAAAAATAATACATAAATTTGTAACAAATTAAATATAATATAATGGCTGAATTTACTGTAAAATCGGTTGAGTTCGAGGAACAAAAATCGGTTGCTGAAATTGAGGAACAATTAATCAATGAGCACGAACAAAAATTAAAAGGGGGTACTCCTAGTATCGTAGAAGCGAATTTCGTTGAAAACGATGTTATTGATGTGCCAGACCTAGACGATAATATCGTTCTTTCACATATTAATAAAAAGTTCGGAAGAGACTACTCTTCTTTAGATGATTATTCTAAAGAGCCTGAGAGAGTTGTTGAGAAAGAAGATTTACCTGAAGATGTAAATGCTTTCTTACAATTCAAAAAAGAAACAGGCAGAGGATTGGAAGACTTTTTAAATGTTAACAAAAACTTTGATGATATTGATTCAAAGTCACTCCTTAAAGATTATCTTAAAGGACAGAATCCTGAGTTAACAAAAGAAGAAATTGATTTCGAGTTTAGAAAGCGTTTCGACTTTGACGAGGATTTAGATGACGATGATGAGATTAATTCTAAAAAAATAGATTTCAAGAAAGAGCTTAGTAAAGCAAAAGGTTTTTTTGAAGAACAAAAAGCAAAGTATAAAATTCCTCTTGAGTCAAGAACGGATAACGCTTTGACAGCTGAACAACAAAAACAACTAGATGACTTACGAACTCAAATGGAATCTACTGAGAAAGTAGCTCAGGAAAATGAAAAGCGTTCACAGTTTTTTGCTGAAAAAACAGAAGAACTTTTCTCTAAGGAATTTGAAGGTTTCAAATTTAAAGCAGGGGAAAAAGAAATTGTTTACAAACCAGCAGATGCTCAAAAACTAAAGGAGCAACAATCAGGTCTATCAACATTCGTATCAAACTTTTTGAACGAAGATGGTTACTTGAAAGACGCATCTGAATTTCATCGTTCTATCGCTATCGCATCAGACCCAAATGCTTTTGCCAAATTCTTTTACGAAAAAGGACAAGCTGATATGGCAACCGACCACTCAAGAGATTCTAAAAATATTAATATGAATCGAGGGTCAGTAATTCCACAACCAGCTTCAGGCTTTCAAGTAAAAGTTCTTGATGATAATCAGGGCAGAAGCTATGGAATAAAGAGCAAGTTTAAAAATTAAAAATTAAAAACTAAGAAAAAATGGCAGGTTCATTACAAAGTAGCCCAGGTTTCGATTTACAACCAAGTGCTATAAAATCAACGTTACCTAGTAACTACATCACTAACTTCGACTTCTTGAATCAGTATCTTCCAGATACTTACGAGGCTGAGTTTGAGCGTTACGGTAACCGTACAATTAACTCTTTCTTACGTCAAGTAGGAGCAGAGATTCCATCTAATTCAGATTTGATTAAATGGACAGAAACAGGACGTTTGCATACTAAATACGCAAGTGTAACAACAGCTGGTTCAACTGGTGCTGATACAGCAACATTAACTGTTGGTGATGCAGGAATTACAGCTTGTAACTTCCGTGTTGGACAAGTAGTGTTTTTATCAAATAACGCATCTAGTCAATCAGCTAAAGCAATTATCACAGCGGTAAACATAGGTGGGAGTGCTCCATTGACTTTTACAGTCGCTTTCTATGCAGCAGGTGGTCAGCCTTCTTCTTTCTCAGGAGCAACATTAACGGCTT